TCCGAGTGTTTCAATTCAATCCTTTAAGTAGTTTTCGGCCCGGTTTTCCTAGTCTGGAGATTGTGGATGTGTATCAAGAAGTGGCGTGGTATGCGCCCAAATTAAAGAATGGACAGATGCTATGTGTGCCTATAAATGATGCAGAGCAACCGGACTGTGTGTATTTCGTAAAAGACATCAGCCGCAACTGCGAGATAGTGGATTACAATCGAGCCTGGTAATGGGACAGTTAAAGCCCGGCGCTACACTGATTTATGAACGTGATGGTCACACTGTGTATGCTCGCGAACTCGGTGCTGATCCCAACACAAGAATCGAAATAGGGCATGATTACGACATGCATGAAGAGCGCAGAGATTCAGATATCCGGGCAGACCTGAAAAACAAGCATGCCCAGATGATGGAAGATAAACTGTGGAACGCCATACGCAGAGCAGCCCGCACCAATCTCGCTTTACAAGACATACTAGATCATGCTATAATGATCTATCAACTGACCAAGATCAAATAATGGATAAACTAGATATCATAAATGAGATGCGCCAATTGGACGCAAAGAACCGTGACTTCTATGATGAACTCACGGTGGAAGAACGCCGGAAGTTCTCAACATTCTTAATGGTGCGTTGGGGCAGTGATGTAAATGGCAGCAGAGAGATCCAGGAATACTATGTGCAGAGTGTTAATCATTACTTGAACAAGCACTTCTTTACCATGCATCGGCATCCCAAACTGCAATGGCTCATGGCCACAGCGGTGAGCCCGGGCATGGGCACAATGCGACACAACTGGATCCCACTCAAGAAGAAAGAGACAGGGGATGCTGCTATAAAGAAACAACTGAGAGAACTGTATCCACACTTCAAGGATGATGAGATTGATCTCATGGCCACACTAACGGACAAAAAAGAACTAGCAAAACTACGCCGCGCACATGGCAACGACAAGTAACTTCACATGTAAGTATTGCGAAAGATCATTCAGCAAGGAATCCACGCTGAGTGTGCATGTTTGCGAACAAAAGAAACGCTATCAGGAACAGAGCGAGCGTGGTGTGCAGTTGGGTCTACAAGGCTACTTAAAGTTCTACGAATACACACAAGGGTCAGCCAAATTAAAAGGGTGGGATGACTTTGTGACATCACCTTACTATCGTGCGTTTGTAAAATGGGGCAGGTACTGTGTGGCAGTGCGTGTGATACAACCAGAACGCTTTCTCGAATGGTTGCTGAAAGGTAATCGAAAGATTGACAACTGGTGCAGTGATCGGTTATACACAGAGTATCTTGTGACCCATGTACAGAAAGAAACAGTGAATGATGCGCTAGCCAGGGCCATCGAACATGGGTTAGATTGGAGTGAAAAGACTGCTTCTCCGGCACATGATTGTCTGAGATATGGCAGTGTGAATGCCACATGCTATGCCGTGACCACAGGTAGGATCAGTGCCTGGGTGATCTACAATTCGGAGTCAGGACAGAAGTTCTTGGCAGAACTCAACGCAGAGCAGGTGGCAATGATATGGCCTTACATTGATTCAGACATATGGCAGAAGAAGTTTGCGGATTATCCTGGGGATCAGGAATACGCAAAAGAGATTTTAACACAAGCAGGATGGTAACATGATCAAGAATGTGTTTGGTAGTGGACGATATCTAACCACTTTAAACAACGGTGCAACCAACTACATGAACAATTTCAGCGGCGCACAAGGGCTGGGTAACATGCGGTTCAACACAACCACGCAGAGCGTGGAAGTGTATGATGGACAGATGTGGCAGCCTATGCAGATGACCGATGTGAGTTTGATGCTAACAGGGGACGCCGTGGAGGCCATTGACTGGGTGAATCAAAAGCGCAAAGAAGAACATGATATTCGAGTATTGGCTGACCGGTATCCTGCTGTGGCTGATCAGTTGGCAGCAGTTCGTGAAGCTGAAGAGAAACTGCGTATGATCACGCTCTTGGTCCAGACATGAGTCAACTTATTCTATGTCTAGGAAATAACACTGAGGACACAGATGTTAAAACACGATCTCTAGCCGCTGCGGCTCAGGCTCAATGTCATGGTCTGCTGTCAGATCTAGATGGTACAGTCACAGTGGACAGTGTCCAGGATGCGGGTTATTATCATACCAGTGTATACGACATAGAATATGGAAATCTGATGCGTCTGGCTGATCAATTTGACACGGTGATTGTGCTAGATCAACCCCGAGATCAATACTCGCATCCAGACGCATTCTATAAAACTATAAGATTAGCAAGAGAACTAAGATCTCGTACTCAGGTAAGATTGTTAAACCCACGTTATGAAACTGACATTGATTTTTTTGAAAATCTTGTGCAGACCAATTCCAGCTTCTGTATCTTTCCGTTCATTGAACTTTTAACAAATCAACGTGATGACGGGCAGACCACAGTGTGCTGTCGTTCAACTACTCCTATAACACATGTTGACCACATCAAGGATTTTGCCAGCGACAAAAACTATAAAATCATTCGTGATAAGATGTTACAAGGTGACCGGATTCCGGAGCATTGCAGTGGGTGTTATGCGCTAGAAGATAAAAATATCCGTAGTGCTAGGCAACAAGAAACAGTAGAGTGGGCCAACAGATTAGGCTTGTCATCATTTGAGGATTTGGAAAAAATCAAACATCCGGCATATTATGAAATCAGGCCCAGCAATGTATGCAATTTACAATGTAGGATGTGTAACCCAGTCTCTAGTCAATTGATCGGCAAAGAGTATCGTAGATTGAATCTTATTTCTCAATTGCCTCCTGTACAACGCAGTGATTTTGACATAGTTAATTTTACCAATCTAAAAAAACTTTACGTGGCCGGTGGAGAGCCAACAGCCATGCCCAAGTTCTATGATTTCTTAGACCAATGTATTGCGGAAGATCGAGTGTTTGAATTCCTAGTGAACACCAATGGCACCAAACTAAACAATCGTTTTAAAAAACAATTAAAACGCCTACCTCACATGCAGTTCACAGTGAGCATTGATGGTTTTGATCAGTTGAATCATTACATACGTTGGCCCTCACAGTGGGACAAGATAGTAGATAACGTTCGGTATCTTGTTGATCAGGGGCACTCAGTAAACATCAACACCACAGTATCAATTTATAACGTACTTGGACTGTATGAATTATTTCAATGGGCCGACCAATCACTTCCGGGAGTTTTAGTTCATGCTCAATTGGCCAGCAGTGACAACGACATGCTGTCTGCATTTAGATTTCCAGATTCAGGGTTAGCAAAAGATCGACTTTTGCCTATACAACAGTTAAAATGTTACAAGAATGATGGACTATTGAAAAGTATCATTGATGAGATTATTTCTCACTATGATAGTGACCCGATCTTAGATCAACATAAACTTCGACAGTTTTTTGAATTCAATGATAAACTAGATCAATCTAGAAATATCCAACTAGTGGATTACATTCCGGAATTAGAAAAGCATAGGAACAAGTATGAGCGCAGACATTGATATTGATGTACCTAACAGAGATGCTGTGCTGGCCCTGATCCAGCATACTGCCGCACGGCAAAGCAACGGAAGAAAGCACAACTCCGGCATCTATGTCACTGACATTCCAAGAGACCCTATAACAGGATCAAGTGCATTGGATTATGAAACAGCAGAAGCTCGCGGCTACTTTAAGATAGACTTGTTGAACATGAGTGTGTATAGCCTAGTGCGGGATCCTGTACACTATGAAACAATGTTGGCTGAGGAACCACCTTGGTGTAGATTGTGGACAGATCCGGACTGGGCCCAACAGTTGGTTCACGTAGGTAGTTATACTGAGTTATTGAAATCAATGCAGCCGGATTCAATTCCAAGGATGGCTGCTTTTATTAGTGTGATACGGCCAGGCAAAGCACACTTACAGAATCAGCCTTGGGATCGAGTGTTTGAATCAGTGTGGGATGGTGATATCAGCCGAGGATACACTTTTAAGAAAGCTCATGCAGTGGGATATGCAGCCTTGGTGGCATTGCATATGAATCTATTAGCATGATAGCGTATCCCAACAGTTACGATAACATAGTTATTGTTTGTTATCCTCCATCAGCTGGCGGCAAATTCCTGATTAACAATTTAGGATTGAATGATCGGGCAGTATTCCAGCATTCAATCTTGGCCCGCAGACAAATCGAAGATAATTTTTCTTATAGCGATAAACTTGAGTATCTGTCAGACCAGATTAAACACACTTTAAAAAAAGAACAGTGGAACGACTTGGAATTGGGATGTTTACAACTATTTGGATTAAGAGGAATCGATTATCAGACACAATATCCCGAGACGTTGGTCAATCAATTTAATCCAATCATACAAAAAATTATTTCTAAAAATCTATTTTTATTTTTAGTCGCACACAACACCATGGAACTTTGCAGTGAGTTGAATTTTTGGCCTAATGCTAAAGTAATTGGATTTACTAACTCTAAAAATTTCATCACACAACGAACATCCAACACCAGCAAAAACGATAAATTAAAAAAAAGTAGATTAGATTATTGGAATATAATTAAATCTGAATCGTGGCCCGAATTGCCACCCAGGTCTGCCGCTGAATTTTTATTGTTGCCGGCCCGGACTCAGTCTGAACTCATTGACGATTTTGAAAACGAAATTTCTAGATGGTTTGACACAACAGATCAATGGTTTGAATCATTTGAAAATAACATATCTAAAATCAAAGATAAGTTAGATTCAAAATTCTATCAAATTGATGTTGATGAATTTTACAAAGACGAACACACATTCTTATACACTTTGAAAGATTGTTTGCAATGGCTTGACCTACCTATGCCTCGGAATGATCATGACAATCGCCAGTATTTTCAGACTTGGAAAGAAACATTATCTCTAATCAACACGCCTGACCAGGGTAATTGATTTACGTTTGCCCTTTCGTCGGGCAATGTCATTTAGACTGCACACAGGTCCGTGCAGGATCTCTAGGTCTTTGTTCACAAAAGTGCGTAAGCACAGACGGAATTCTTCCCATTCGCCGCGCAGGAATATGTTGATAGGGATTGATCTATTGCTTTCCCACCACCAAGTGTTGGCCAGATCGATGTAGCGTCGTTTCTGTTCAGAATCTTGGATCACACCTAAATCATAGATGGTTGTGATCACATCGTCTCGATTCTGCACGATGCCCACGTATTCGTTGTTGGAGTACACACACAAGGTAATGAAAGGGTACTTGTCTGCAAGTTTTTGGAATAAGTCGCTGCCCATATTGTATTAGTTTGGATATTTATACCCCTGTGCCACAAGGTAAATATCATTGGAGCTCACCACATGTATTCAACCCAGATCTATATCTATCAACAAATCCAACGTGTGTTGGTGCTGGATACCACAGATGGTGATGTTTT